GATCTAAATTCCGATGTTAAACTTTTCCGTGATCATAAAGAAATCATCGGAAAGGTCACAGAGCTAAGAGACGAAGAAGATGGTCTATGGATCACCGCAAAGGTCTCTGATACAGCTTTGGGCAACGAAACACTTGAACTCGTCAAAGATGGAGCTATTCGTAGCTTCTCTGTAGGTTTCGTTCCAGTAAAAGACGAGAAACTAAACAAGACTATTATTCGTAAGAAGGTTGATCTAAAGGAAGTATCTTTAGTCGCTTTCCCAGCGTACTCCAATGCCTCAGTCACTGAGGTAAGAGAAGAAGTCAAGGAGGAAATAAAAATGGAAAACACAACACCAGATTACGACGCAGCTATTGCTGAAGTTCGTGACCACGCAGTTGCGTTGGAGCGTAGACTAGATGTTCTTTCTACACCAGCAGTTGCAACAGCATCAGCACCACAGTACCGTTCATACGGTGAATTCGTAAAGTCAGTAGCAGCAGGTAAAGAAGAAGCAGTTGCTCTTCACCGTACATTTACTGGCGGAGTCCTTGATGACTCAATCCTAAAGAACGCTTGGGTTTCAGATACAGTACGTATCCTCAACGCAGGTCGTCCTACATACTCAGTACTTTCTTCAGCAGCACTTCCAGCAGACGGAATGAATGTTGAATACCCAGTATTAGCAACAAACACAGTTGATATTGCAGAGCAGGCAGCAGAAGCTGACGAGCTTGCATACGGTAAGATCACTCTTACATCAGCAACAGCACCAATCAAGACATACGGTGGTTGGACAGATATGTCACGCCAGGTAATTGAGCGTTCATCTGTTAACTATGTTGACACAGCATTCCGTGCAATGGTTGCTAAGTACGCAGCAGTTACAAACAACGCAGCTAAGGCAGCACTCAACACAAACGCTGGTTCAATGAACACAGCATCAGTTTCAGCATGGGCTGCAGACGCAGTTATTGAAGCAGTAGCAACAGCAGCAGGTAAGGTAAACGAAGATACAGGTCGTGCTCTTGAGTTCATCCTCGTATCTAAGGATGTATTTATTGCTCTTGCAAAGATCACAGATGAGGCAGGCCGTCCAATTCTTGGAAACGCTGGCGCAACTGTTAACACATTCGGTTCAATCAACCCAGTTGGAATGACAGGAAACATCCTTGGTCTTCCAATCGTAATGGACCCATCACTTTCAGGTGGTAAGTTCTACATTGGTAACTCAGCAGCATTCACAACATACGAATCAGCTGGTGCACCATTCCGTCTAAACAAGGAAGAAATCACAAACCTTACAAACGCATTCTCAGTGTACGGATACCTTGGTATCGCAGCACCAGATGTAAAGGCATTTGTAAACGTAGCAAATCCACTAGACTAATAGGAGATTAAGATGAACTGGACTGATTTAAAAGATTACGTAAACGCATCCGATATGGATGACGAATACGTTCAAGATTGCTGGAATATAGCTAGAGACTTAATTGCCTCATATGTTCAATCAGCTGAAATTCCTCCGCAGGTTCTTAAGAGAGCTTACATGGAAGTTGGATCAGAACTGTATCATCGCAGGAACGCTCCAATGGGTGTAACTCAATATGCAACATATGATGGTAATCCTGTCAGAATTGCTAGAGATCCACTCGTTGGAGTGTATCCTCTTCTAAATAGATATATGGTGAGATTTGCATGATTCAAGATACTAAGGACACGATTAAGAGTGCTCTCATATTAGGTGGGGTAACAAACGTCTATACCTACCTACCTGAGAGACCAACACCACCATGTGCAATGATTGAGCCTGATGTTAATTTCATCAGACTTACTGAAGATGCGTATGGCCCAGTTTATACTTCTAATTGGAAGATCAGACTCATGGTACCGTTTGGTGCTAATGACAAAGAGACCACAACCTTAGACACATATATTGATGACTTGCTTCCAGTAATTTGGGAACACACAGACTGTGCAACCTTAGCGGTGGAAAAGCCATTTATCACAGAAGCAAATAATGCAAATTATTTAACAACATTTTTAAATATTTCAATAGACATGCAAGGAGGAAATTAACATGGCACGTTTAAGAGGAAAGTCCATCGTATTTGAAGTAGATTCTACTGAATACTCAGGTGGCGTTTCAAACGTAAACTTTACAAACGAAGTTGGAGAACTTGGTTTCGGAGATTACGAAGATTCATTAACATTCCGTTGCCAGGTAGTAGGCTTCCAGGATTTCGCATCTACATCGCTTCACAGCTATTTATATGACAACCCAGGAAAGACTCTATCAATCACATACGCCCCACACGGCAATGAGACAGCAACAACAACCCAGCCACATTTCACAGCTACAGGCTACTGTGAGACTCTACCAGCAATTGGTGGAGCAGCTGGAGAATATTTCGTATACGACCTTAACATCATTCTTGATGCTAAGCCAGTACGAGTAACAGCTTAAGTTTAGGAAGGTAGTAGTTATGGCATCAGTTGTAAAGATCAAAGGACTGCGTGAAGTTACACGTAGCTTGAAGCAGTACGCTGGTGCAACTGATGATCTGAAGGAAGCTAACGCTAATATCAGCTCAAAGGTAGCAAAGGATGCTATAACTATTGCCCCTAAATCAAGTGGTACTCTGGCCAGTACAATCAGAGGAAACAGAGCAGTACAGAAGGTTCAGCTAAAGGCGGGTGGAGCAAGAGTTCCATACGCAGGAGTAATTGAATACGGTTGGCCAG